CAGCGTCGCTGAATGCTCTCCAAATGCCCTCATGGGTGTTGCTACGGAATACGGACAGTGTGCCCTCATCCCAGCCAGCGAGTTCACAGAACAGGAACTCACCGACCGCTTCGGTGTTCGTGTTGAACCACTGAACACCCGTCAATCCAGTGGCTACAAAATCGTGCCTTATCGTTCTCGCAATTATCGCACCAAGAAGTTCACTGACAAGCGACTTGAAGTCAATTTCCCAGCGAACAAGTTCAATGAAATGAAGGCCGTCAAAGACCAGTGCTGGGCGAACAAGGATTCGTTCGGACAGTTCGGTTATCAAAACAACGGGCCACGCACTCAAGAAGGATATGATTTCAGATCCGAGGCTGATTTCCAGTCCTCAAATTGGGTTGTTTCAATCAAGGACAACAACCAAGCGATCAACGCCTTCACAGCATGTGCTGAAAGGGCAGGATTACCTGTCGGCGATGCTTTCCACCCAACGGCTCAAGAAGTGGACGAGAACGGTGGCTATGCGGCGAGAATCGCCCACATTGATTGTATCTATGCTGTTGAATACTTCAACATTCCAGCATGGCGACAATTTGACCTCATGTTCGTTGATGAAGTTCAAGACATGTCCCCGCTTCAACACAACCTGCTGAACCGACTCACCAAAGGACAGGTTGTCTTAGTCGGTGACCGCAGACAATCTTTGTATCTATTTTCGGGTTCAAAAAGCGACAGCATGGACTACGGGGCACGATTGTATGACGCCACAGCATTCCCTATGACCGTGTGCTGGCGACAGTCCACAGCACTCGCTGATGAGGTTTCAATGCTCATCGGATCTCGTGATGGACAGCGCACCAAATATGCCGACCATAAGTCGCCTGTTGAACTCGTTTCATCATGGCCTCAAGGTTCACACTCAACCGTCCACCATGCCCGTGATTTGACACGGAGCGTGGAGGTCGGGGACATGGTTCTGTGCCGCATTTCAGCACCACTGGTTTCCAATGCTATTGCGACCCTCAAGAACGGCATTCCTGCCCGTCTTGCTGGTGGTGGCGACCTTGAATCCGCTGTGCGAAACATGTGGAGAGGCAAGGTCGGAATGTGCATGGAGGGCAAGCCATTCACAGCCCGTGCAACACAGGGTCAAGAATACCTTGAAACCGTCCTCGCCAAGCAGACACGCAAGGCCAAAGGCGATGCTGTGGTCGCAGGAAACAGCGACGAATACCGTGATGCTTGCGACATGGTTGAGGCCACTCTCGCACTGGCTGACCGCTACGCTACAACCACCTCCACACCGACCATTGATGGCTTCGCCAGCGAAGACAAGCAAGGAGATTTCCTCGCTGACATGTTCGTGGATCCAAACGACACTGGCGAGAACTATGTGCTGTTCAGCACAGTCCACCGAGCCAAAGGTTTGGAGCGTGCGACAGTCCACATCATCACCGACCGCATGACGATTGATGCTCAAGGAAAGGAGCGCATTTCACCGTGCTTCATGTTGCCGTGGAGCATGAACAATGAGGCCGAGATCGACCAAGAACTCAACGCTGTCTATGTCTGTATCACACGGGCCATGAAGACCCAGCGATACTACACCAACAACGCCACCGCCAGCACTGGCGAACTCTTTGAAGGCGACATCATGGGTGGTTTGGCACAAGCCATGTGGATGCTCAACCAGCAGGACGAGGACAAGGGCGTTTCAATCAACATGGGTCAGTGGCCTGTGGAGAACGATGAGGGAGAGGACACCAGCGAGGACGCTGTGGCTCCTGCTTTGACACCAGTGGTGGAAGAGTCCACCATCACCATTCCCGTCCCAGCAGACCCCGCTGACATGCCTCAATTCGCATGTGTTCTCAACGGCACCATCCAACACCTCACTGACGACGACGACCTCGCATTCGCATTCATGCTTGAACACGCTGACGAGGACTGGGAACACACCGAGTTCTCCTTCGGCGATGTAGTCAATGGTGCGACAGTTCACCGCACACTTGACCTTCAAGGTGCCCTGTTCACACTGGCTTGCCAGCACTGGAATGAGGCCGACACCGACAAAGCAGATCGTTGATAAGGACTGGGCAATTGGACACGAAAGACGGAGGACAGAACATGCGAAATCACACACTCAACCGAGCCGCTGATTTGAGGCGAACTGGTGCTGATAATCAGCGCATGATAGCCCGATACCTCAAGGCTCGCCACGCAGATCTGAAGCCCGATGATGTCGCCAGCAACGGCTATCAAGGGCTGTGGTGCAAGAAGTGTGGTGCTGTTGGTGCTGGGGTATTGAAGAAGGTCAAGGATGCCACCTGTGAGTGTGTCAAAGGCTCCGCCCCATCCAAGTCCATTCGCCAAGCCGCCGTCCACTTCACAGTGCTTGACAAGGCAGGAAACACCGTCGCCAAAGGATGCTCGGCTACGCCTCGCTATTCGGCACAAAGCACCGACAAACAACCGCTGACGATGAACCCACAGCATGTTGGGTGTGGCAATTGCCGCAACAGGATCCAAGCCGCTATGCGACTCAATGATTGAACACGAAACACTCATGGTCGGCCACCGAAGTTCTCACCATCCCCCTCAAAATCGGGGCTGGTTTTGGTGGTCGGCCACCCCGTTGTCAAAACAACGGGGTCTTTTTTTATTTCAAAGGTCAAGATAAGACTATAAGCCGTCAGCCCACCTGCGCTGGGCGGCGGGTTGAGCCGACCACCCAAAACGAGGGGTTCATATAGGCCGGACTCATCGGAGGAACTACCTCGGACAACACGAAACGCCGAGGCCACAAAAATAGGAAGTGAAAAAATGAGCCAAGAAACCCCAATAGAAACCGTAGCCCCCGCTACACCATCAGCCTTCGTGGTTGTTGGTGAAGTCGTATCAAGAACGCCAACCCATGTGAAGATCACATTCCCAGCATTCGCTGGTGATGCAACAATCACAGTCAACCGCACCGAGTTCGGACACGGCGGTTCATTGGGCCACCCTCTCAACAACGACAGCACAGACCGAGCATTCGCTATCAAGCGATGTGAATGTCCAACATGCGACAACAACAACGACGGCAACGAAGCCGTCATGTCCAGCATCAACGGCAAGACCGCTGATGAAATCACCGCAGATCTGAACGCTGTTCACAGCCGTCGTCAAGTCTTTGAGATTGACGATGTTCGCCATGTCCAAAAGTGCCCCACATGCAACGGCAAGGGCAAGGTCAGCGACCTCACTGGCGACCACTCACCACACATTGAAGGCGAGTGGGGCGACCTTGTTGAAGACATGCGCTTTGACAACGGGCCAGCACCAGCATTCGCATCGTCCTTCAACGGTCGCCGTGGCGGCATTGTTGACAACATTCTTGACATGAACATGAAGTTCTCCGAATCAATGCAAGAGAACATTCATGGCGACATGGTTGGGAACGGTGTGTTCACCATCTTCAACACTGGCTACGCAAGTGAGGAAAACAATTTCCTCGGCAAGCAAATGGGTCGCCCAAAGACCGATGTGTATGCCTTCGCACAGCACAGTGAAGTCATGGATTCCTTCGCCTCATGGGCGACTGACAACCAAATGCCTTTCTCATGCTACGGCACGAACTACGGACAGGACGCAATCATTGACATTCGTGTCACAGACGGTGCTACTCGTCAAGAAGTCATCGCTGACCTCAAGCAAAAGGTCGCTGATGGTGAGTTCGGTGAGAACACTGGCTACGGCTTGATGTCTGTTCTCCGTGAAGCCAAGAACAACGGCACCGGCCTCGGTGTTGTTGGCTTCGGTGTTCAGATCCGCCACTCCTTTGACGGTGCCCTCACCATTCGTGGTGTAGCGGAGAGAGTCGCTTGCCTCAACGGCATGGTCGGCACTGAAAAGACCCTCATCTTGTCAGCACAGCACAAGAAGGGAGTCTTTGACAACATCCTCGCCAGCATCGGCAACCTTGCTGAAATCGTCTTTGAAGCGGTGTCCGAAATGATGGCTCAATACAATGAAGTGGAGTCCATGCAAAACATCATGCTCGGCCCAAAGATGCTTGAGTCCCTCGTTGCTCTCAAAGCCGAGCGTGGCCTCGTTTCTTATCCATCCATCGGACAGGACGCACAATTGACTGGCGGTCGCCAGTTCCGTGCTTTCAACGCTGGCTGGGGCAACCCCAACGAAGGCTGGGTTCGTGTCGGAGAGGACATTGACGGATCTGCTGTCGGTTCTCTTTACCACGCATACCAAAACGACAACGGCATTATCGGACACCAACCTGCTGTCAATGATGCACACGGTCGTGTGGACGGTGGCAAGGCTGTTTCCTTCGCCAAGACCAACGCTGACCTCGCCAAGCAACACAGCCTCTATGTTGAAATCCAGCAAGACGCTGTGCGTGCTTTCACCGAGCATGTCGGTCGTTCACCACAGGACGGGGAACTCAACGAGTTCGTCCAAGAGTTCGGCATTCCAATGCTCAAGGCTATGGAGGCAACCGAGGCTCGCTCGGAAACCGTCAGCACTGACTCCTTCGGCAACATCACCATCCGTGAATGGGCTGTCGGCGACATTCTCCCAACCATCGTCAAGAATGTCGGCACTGACTCCGAAGTCGTTCGCTCCCTTGACCTCGTTCACACACCTGTGGCGGTGATGGCCTAAGCGGAGTAATGACTCACACATCCTCCGTGAATGACGGCCAGTCAAGTGCTTGCCCGACACGGACAGCGGTGTGCGATTCATCACCAACAATGGAGGAATTATCATGTCAAACACACATGCACTTATCCCAGTTCAGATCTGCTTTCGCCGAGTCCCTGCTGTCCTCAATGACGCTGGGTCAGCACTCACCGGCACACTTGGTGAACTCATCAAGAAGCGACACGCCGAGAACTTCGCCAGCAAGCCAGCACGAATCGTGGGCATCTTGCCATACACACCACTCCCACCCGGCATGAAGGCTGGCGGAATGGTGGCCTGTGTGGCCGCTGGTGGCGAGCGTTTCGCCGCTGACTACACCCAGTTCATCAAGGACACAAAGCCGTGCCGTGAAGAGGACTACAACGCCCTTCTCACTGAAATGCGAGAGGTCGCCAAGTGGGATGTTCAAGCAATCAAAGCAACCCAAATCAAGCACGATCTACGCCGACTTGAGGTCGGTGTCGGTGAACCATCAGCGGAGGAACTGGCGGCACAGGAACCCAGCGTTTCACCACCAACCACCGACGACAACACCACCATTGTCGCCGAGGACTTCACCATTGAACTTGATGTCGTTAATGACGATGTTGAGGCCAGTGGTGCCTTCGGCAGTGCGTCCTTCAAGGAGGAATGGGCTTGAGCATCGTCGGTTCGATCCACATCCAATGTGGTGCTTCCGCATGTGATCGTCATGTGTTCGCCGTTGACGCTGACGCATACATCAGCGAGATGCTTGACGCCCAGCGTGAATCCATTCGCACACAGGCAGGAATATGGTCGCACCCAACACGATACTGTCCTCGCTGTGAAGCCCGTGCCGAAGCACTGGGCTACGAATCCCAGCGAGCGATGGACGAGCGCATGGCTCGCCGACTGGCTGACTCCGAAGCGCAGGAAACCCACCGTTTGCCACGAACTGCTGGCCTCACGGCTGGCTTTGAAGGAGGCGAGGTTTGATGAGCGACAACGCAGATCTGAACACTGGTGATGTGCCTTCAATCAACGAAGTCGCACGCTTGCGTGCCTTTGAGGCCGCTGTGCTGGGGCACTGGCAACAGTGCGTCAATCACGGCTCAACCATGAAGGATTTGAACTGGTGGCTGGGTCATGCTGGCTACTTGGAGAGGGTCGATCATGTCATTGAACTCCCCGGTGAAACAATCACTATGCCCGGTGGTGCTTGGCAATTGACCGCAAAGCACCGAGAGGTTGCTGATGAATGGATTGCCGAAGAGGAACGCCAAATGGAGGAATCAGCATGAGGCAGATCTTCACCATCAGCGACGGCTACGGCATCCAGTGTTTCAGCACATGGGATGCGGCACGCAAGTATTTGTTCGTCCTCCGTGGACGCTTTGCTGGCGACGACGAGGACTTGGGCTATCATGGTGCCCTGCGCTTTGACACAGACAATGGGGACTTTAACCACAATGGTTGGGAGTTCCCAGCAGACTCGCCAGCGACGGCACAACGAGTCAAGAAGGTTGTCATGGCTGGCTATCAATGCACGCTCAAGGACTCCAACGATCCACACCCACAAGAGGTCGTCATTACACCGTGTCAAATGTGGACAGCAAAGGACATGGACAACCATTATCGGCACGCCAAATTGCTCAAGCATGGGTATTGCGAGGCTTGATATAGGCCGGACTGTGTGGACTGAACAACGGGGAATCAAAATGACCGACTCTTATAGAAAAAAATACGCACTGCTCCCACTTGATGTGGTGAAGTTCAAGGAACCGACCGAAGGCGACATTTGCCGCTTCTGTGGCTGTGGTATCGCCCAGCATACAAAGAATGAACTCACGATCTGCCTTGCAGGAATGAGTTCATACAATGTGGACGACGCTGGTGTCAAGCACTGGCAAAACCGCTTGGAGGAATCAGCATGACATTCAAACCCGAACTTGGGAACTGTGTTGTTTGCTACAAACCACTGACTCCGCATACTGGTGCAACATACTGTTCATCGGATTGCTACAACAAGGAGGAATCAGCATGAAAAAATACGAAATCAATTGGCATGAAAACCTAAACGAAACAGAACTCAAGATCTTGCTTGAGGAATGGAAAGGATTCTTTGAAGTGGTGGAGGTGAGCGCATGAGCGATTCAACACGAATGACTGACGAGATGAGTCAAACGCTATCCGACCTTGAGGCGGCGTGCTGTTCAGCACACGCCATGAAGGCGACAGGAGAACTGACCGAAGACCAATACCAGCAGATCAACAACACGATTGCTGGCTGGGAAAACATGCTCAAGGACATGCACCAAAAGGCCAACAATCGTGAAGTGATGATGAAGGACATTCATGGCTCCACGATTTGCGTTGAACGACTGACTGAACAGGAAAGGAAAAATTGGAGAGAGGAATACACGAATGCCTCTCCACCATTCGCTGTGGGTTCATCACGCATTGTTGTCCCACTTGACAGTGCTGACCGATTCGCATACATGACAGGACTCTCCCAGTATGACGAGAAGCCCTCTCAATACATCATAGACGACGCTGACCTCGGTTCAAGCACAGTCTATGCTGTGTGGTGCATTTACGACCACGAACGAGAGGACGAGGACAAGCGCATTGACATATTGATTGACCAGATCCGCTACGGTTGCACACCGAACGAGGTGAGCGCATGAGCAAACAGTGGACGATTCACGGATTCAACGAATACCCATGCTGTAAAGGCTGTGGCGAACGACTGAAAATCTATCAACCATCGGGCAACACGCCTGTTCTCTTCTGTGGGGGCTGTGAGTCCCCGTGGGGTCTTGACATCCGACCAGCCACGATGGACGATGTGGACGGGGAGGGAGTTCAATGAGTGATTCACCGCAACCTGTGGGAAGCACCGCAGATCTGCTCTCCTTTGAAGTGCGAATCCAGCAAGAGGAATTGCACACGCCTCGCATGGCTAAGGTGCATGAACACCTTCAAGAGAACGGCATATCCTTTGACACTGGTTTTGCTATCAAGCAAGGCCAGCCATCTGCTAAGACATGGTTCTTGGACTGGTCTTTGGCTGGTGCTACACCACAAACCGTGATGCGACTATTACGGGAAAACGGCGTGGAGTTCACTGTCCTCATCAACACAGCGGAGGACGAAGCATGACAGGGTTCATTGAAGCACGCTACGAGGAATCGCCCAAGCAGGGACAGCGCAAGGTGCGTATGCTGTGGCAAGCCATCAAGCAAGCCACAGGCTCTCCACCATCACTGATCCATTATCGTCCACCACAGCGTCGCTACGACGGCGTTTTTCACCCCCGTTCTTCGTGGGTTATTCATCACGAAACAGGAACATTCACATTCACAGGACAACGGCCACAGGAAATCACACAGGTGATTCGTGCCGAAGGACTCATCCAGCAAAAGGAGGCATGAACATGCCAAATCTAATTCAAGAGATAGAGAGGATATTCGGCAAGCATGTTGATATACGCCCGACCCCTAATTCACATGAGGACAAGCGAATGACGACCCAGTGGTATGACATTGACAAATACAGATTGAAGCACCCAGCAAATCCAGATCAGCGAATCAACATCATGGACTTTGCACGCCATGTGTGCATGAACACGGACATAGGAGCAATCGCCCATGAGGCGTTTGAATACGCCACCCGTGAAGGAGAGAGGCCGTCATACAGAACCCGAACCAATCAAAAGCACATCGCCACCGTCACCAACGAATGTGCCCGTGATTTGTGGCGAAAGACTGACAAGACACAGGCTCGCCAATCCATCAAGCGTGTTCGCCAGCGTGGCTCGATCAGAATCCAGTTCGCCAAAGACGCACGAACCAAGAGCGCACGGGGTGGCCCCAAATACGGTATCACCATGTCAGTCAATGGTGATGAAGGAGAGGCCACTGCCCGTGCCCTCAAAGTGCTACTCCATGAGATGATCCATGTGTTCCAATTGACACACTACAAAGAACACCACGGCAGGAACGGCAAGCGACGCCCACACGACATCATGTTCAACCGCATGATGCTCAAACTGATGCAACCGTGGTTTGGCCTCACCGAGAAGGAATGCAACCCGTTCAACATGGGCTACGCCAGCAACAAAGGCTACGGCCCCAGCAAGAAAGTTCAGCGCATCATTGAGAACAAATTGAACAACAACGAACCACTTCGCATTAACAGATTCTTCCAGCCCCATGCTTCAACACCAAAAGCCGAGCCGACTCCACAGGAATTGGTGAAGAAGGAACGCTCGCACGCCAAGCGATACATCAAAGCGATTATCACCCGTTGCTGGGAAGTTCACGGCGACGACACTTTTGATGATAACAGCAAGTTCACAGATCTGAACATGGGTTGCTGGCGTGAAGCCACCGAGCATGTGTTCAATTCAATACTGACTCACGACTCCCTCTCCACCTCGCTACTCACCACGAAGGAGGAAGCGTGGTATGAAGTGATTCTTGGGGATTGTAAAGCCGACTGGAACCCATACAATTGGGACAACCCCACCAGCGACGCTCGCTGGGAGGGGCTGGTTCGCATGGACGAATACCTATCACGCAACATGCACACAGTGAAGCCGTTCGCTGGCAAGGAGAAGGCCGCCGTCCCCCGACCGGAGGAACCCAAGCCAGCCCTCACATGGGAGGACATCAGCGTGGAGGATTTACGCTGTGCGCTTCACCGCAAGACACGGGCACGCTTCGATCCACGATGCTCCAAAGAATACCTTCTTAGCCAAGCAGTTCGGCTCAAGGTTGTCCCCGCTGACTGTGTGTCTGTGGGTGATTCAACACAAACAAACGAGGTGATACAATGAACATATTCTTTCTCCACAGGCTGGCTTGGCTGGCGGGAATCATGCACTGCGACAAGCACATGAAAATGATTGTTGAGGCCGCACAGATGCTCTCAACGGCTCTCTTCAAGCACACAGGCTCCGCTGACCTCATGCCTATGCGTGCCGACGGCAAGACCCCCTATTCGGGCAAGGCTCACCCGCACCACCCCAGCACGCTGTGGGTCGGCTTGACACGGGCGAACTACGAATGGCTGTGTGAACTGGCCGAGTCGCTACTTAAGCAAAACCAGATCCGCTACGGCAAGGAACACGGTTGCACTGACGCCATCCGTCATTTGCGACAAATGGCTGAACACATTCCCGACTTGACTGGCGGTCAAATGACACCAGTGCCGCTGGCTATGCCCGATGAATACAAACAACCCGACCGTGTTCAAGCATACAGGGACTTTTACTTCCATGACAAGCAACGCTTTGCTCGCTGGGACAAGGGAACTCCTGCCCCTAATTGGTGGCGAAACATGGAGGCGGTGATAGTATGACTGAAAAAACGAAAAACATAGATCTTGAAACAGCGACCGATGAGGAATTGAACAACGAATTGACACTCCTGTTGCATGGTTTGTGCTACAACGCCAGCCGTCCGTATTTGGAGTTCATTTACCGTGTGCTGACTGATGAAATTACCATTGACGACATTGACACCCTATCCAAAGGGAGGGCGTTTTGAATGAAGCGTTGGGTTGTTATCAAGACGGCTGGATCAGGCTACACCCAAAAGTATGCCCCGCCTGTCGCACTGTTCAAGCGATACGCCGATGCGGAGAAATACCTGCGAGGTAAAATCAAGAAGCAGGTTGAGTTCAACCTAAAATGCCAAGCCGAAGGGCGAGGTTGGGGTGGCCCTCAAACCATCAAAGAGTTCCTTGAGTCTAATTGTATCACGCAATTTGACACGAACGAGGGAGAGTTCTTTCTTGAACAGGTGGTGTTTGAATGACCGCTGACATTCCTATGGACGAAGACCCATACTACACCACGAAGGACAGGAAATGCAAATCCTGTGGTGAAATGAATACTGGATCTGACACATGCGGTGGCCCGTGCGGCCAGTGCTGGGCGTGCAATTGCGACTGTGATGGTGATGCTTGATGGGTCGCTACGGAGGCCATGAGTGCGGTAAATGCGGTGGTTCACACCGAGGCGTTTGCCCAGCATACTACGACGAAACCGAGGCCATGATTGACGAGGAACGACGGCAAGGCCGTGTGTGTCGCTGTGGCGACCCAGCGTGCCCGCACAAGGCATCGTGCTACTCCTTTGTGAAGAAGCAGGAGCCGACTTCGCTGGCTGACGCTATGGGTGTTGACGGCGACAGCACGGTTGAATTATTCATTAACGACGGCACTACACCCCTGTGGGGAGATGATGATCTGGAGAAGGACTTTGAGGAAATGATGAAGCGGATTCAAACATTCTTCCGAGCGAACGCTGGCCCAGTCTTTACCCACGAACGAGTGGATAGGATGATGGTTGCGATTGCCGACGAGGTTGAAGACCACCGCTTTCACCACGATTCACCGCCCGAAATGCTTGACTTGCTCTTGCACTTCGTGGCGAACAGTCGGGGTTGTGAAGAGGAAACCGACCGTTGATTAAATACCCCAAACCCAATGGTGATGATATGGCCGACAAAGCAACCCGCAAAAAACGAACACCCTGCGACCTTTTGCAGATCCGCAATTTCATTACCAACAAAGCAAAAGCCATTTTGCGAGGAAAGGAAATGGGAGCCAAAGAATGGGAGGCCGCTGTTGTTGAAGCAGGGTTCGCCGCATACAAGCACCCACGCTATCAGCGAAAACCACACAACGCATCGATCAAGGCGGCACTCCGCCGTGAGTTCCGAAAGTTCGCCGGAACGACGACGCCTAAGAGGAAGGGCAAGAAGGTCGTTCGTGGTAAAGCAGGGGAAGGGAAGACGCTGACCGATGCACCACGCCACTATCGCACTGAATACTTCCCCAACCCACGACAAAAAACTCCGCCGTATGAGCCATACAACGATCCACATGACCCATACGCATACAGACCGAAGGCAGGGCAAGCAAACCCCATCAAGAAGATTCAGCACCCGCTGGGTTCTATCAATGAACTATCACGAAAGACCGACAGCGAACTCGTCGCCGCAACCGAAGAAATGAAAGATCTAATCCGCAAACAGAATGCACTGGTTGAGGATATTCGCAAACTCCAAGACAGGAAGGCAAAAATTGACGCCTTCTTGAACGGTAAAGAAACGCTTGAAATCCTCACACTACTACAACAGTGAGGTGGTTGTTCGTGACGAAACGCTCAAAGGAAATCCTTGCCAAATACAACGACGACTTCATGTCGGCTGAACGCCACTATCGCCGCAAGGCTGGTGATTGGCGGTCAATCATACAGGAACTACACGCAGACCGAGGAATGCTTCTCGGCACTACGCAATACGCCGAAATGAACGGCGTTGAGCGTGCCGAAGCACTGGGTGTTATCGATCACGCCGTCCGTGAGGCTCATTCGCACATTGAGGAATTGAAGATCCTTCGTGGTGAAGCGGTTGAAGTTCCGTTCGGATTCAAATACCGTTCAAAAATCGCACGGCGCAAAATACTGTTGCTTAGTGACGAAGCACTGGGGGTATCGGAATGATTCTTTGGACTGATCCAGCGAATCCCGATAGAGAGTTCCTAATGTCAATCGTCGGCCCCGACCGTGCTGGTTGGCACGAAGCACTGGTGCAATACGAAGGGGAGAACGAAAGGGAAACCCTTCAAAGCGCACAGAAGGTTCTCAAGGAACAGGGTTTTTACACGCCCCGTGATCGCTGGTATTGGGAGAAAAAGGACATCACATACATGCGCTCAACCGACACATATTACAAACTCAAGGTTCGCCACAAGGCACCGGAAGGAGAGGAAGAAGAATGATCGACATAACCGAATTATCATGCCCCGATTGCGAAGGCCCGATGTTCCGCTGGAAAGACGGCGAGCATCCAGATCTCGGACAAACGCCGAGAGCGAAGTGCAAACAATGTGGACGCTGGGTGTGGCACACGCTACGCCTTATCACAAAGGAGGGAGAATGATGACCCAGCCGGAGGAATTGGACATTGGCCCTCTCCCCCTGCCTTCTCAAGAGGATGCTATATGGGCTATGCGCCTTTGGCAATCCCTCGTCATTGGTGACGAAGAACGAGGAATCGTGGGAGGCATTTGGGATATGCCGAATGTCGGACGCTATCGCCGGACAGGAGAACGGGAACTGACTCTCACCGAGATCCATGCTGATATGTTGCCCGATAAAATCGGTGTCAGCGTGTGGAATAAACACGACTGGATTCGCTACTTAGCCGACCAAATTGGATGGTTCGTGGTGAGCAACAGGGTTGAAACCGCCGACATGGAGAAAATGGCTATTCAAGAACACGAACCACGCATTGAACACATCGGAAAGGTGTGGGCTTGCCCGTGCGGCATGATCTATTCTTTACTCGGCGAGAACGCTGGGGAAACCCGTGTGCTGGTATCGCCGACAGGCGACTGTATGAATCCTAATTGCGATATAATCATCCCCCACCCGCACGCTGGTGTGCTGAATGTGGTGAACGACACAGCAGTGCTGGCTAAAATGCAAGCACAGGAAATGCTGTCTATTGCACAGGATGAGGACGAATACCCCGCACCTCCGATTGAAGCGGCCTTTGCTCAACAAGATCTATTCACTGATTCCGAAGAGGAATGAACAAAGGGTTCATATAGGCTACCCTGTGTGGATAGGCCATGAGCAACCAAAACCTGCCTAAGTGTGTCGGCTGTGGCCGACCAACAATGATTAACCCAACCGACCCGACTATCGCCCCGCTGGCGATGGTGCTTCAATCCGAACCCCGCTGTCAAACATGTTATCATGTTGGCGATTTATTCACGGGGGATTCCCAATGAGCAAGAAGCGTTTCAAAGCATTTGTTGAAGGACTCTCCGATGAGCAGATCGACAACCTCGCTGGTGTCGGCGCATCCGTTCGGGACTTCGGCACAGCACTTGAGTCCGAGTTCTTGGCTCGTCGTGGCAAACTACTGACAGCCGATGAACGCAAGGAAAACGACGGCAAGCCAAACGCTGTCGCTAATCCAACCATTGACATTGAAGTCCCCGGTGTTATGTGCTTAATGCTCCAACCCTGCGACGAGAACAAAAAGACTCTCGGCAACGGCTATCGCAACGATGTCGGACTGGCTGATAAGGTCAAGACTGGGAATGTCCCTCCGACTCTTATTGCTGAAATCCTCCTTGACAAACTGGTGGGTATGCTCAACGGCAAGGTTGCCGACAAAGCACTCACCGAGGTCAAAGACGCACTCACCGCTGGCATGACCGTCAAGGACGGCAAGTTCACCTTTGACAAGAAGGTCGCCCCTCCATTGAAGCACGCTGTTGAAGTGGCTGAATGGATGGCTGAACTCAAGACCACATTCGTCGGCACCACAGCAGGTGCTACTCACACCAGCATGGAGGTCATACCAATACCTCTAGATCCACATTCCACGCCAATGGAGGCGAACACCGACACAGCGGAAATCCCATCCCCTGCTGGTTCACCACCAACGACTGAACTATCAGTGGACAATGTAAGCCCTGTTGTTGTCGCAACAGGCCACCCACCTTCTTTCATTGATTCATTCGGGCAGGTGAGCGAGTGATGGTTGAAGAATACCTCTCCGAACGCCAAGAGAAACTTGAGAAGGCTGTGAGAAACCTCATGGCTCAAATGCAGGAGATGAACGAATACATCGCCGAGCAAGAAAAGGACATCATTCGCTTGAACGAGAAGGTGGTGAAGGCCGAAGCCAAAAACATACCCGGTCAATTGGATGAATTGCGTGCCGACATTGAAGCCCTTGAGGCTGACGACGATGAACCCGAAGGTTTCCGCCGCAGTGTCGCAAAGGCCATTGAAGAGATCCAAGACACATTCCGCAACAATGAGATCATCCTCATCCAAGACGATGTGGTGAGAAACACACTTTACAAGAAGGTGGGAATGTGAGCAACGAGAACCGCTACAACCAAGTCCACCATGCGACTATCCAAACCACATTCACTGCTGGCGAAGAAGTCCACATTTTGACACAAGACACCCGTGATGAAAGAATAATGAACATCCGTGTTAATCGTGTGGCCCCCTCAAGGAACGGCCATGTCGGCTACACTAAGAAGGGCTTTTACTTGACAGAAGAAGAAGCACTTGAATTGAGGGACAGGCTCAATGAACTACTCCACAAGGACAACATTTCAGATCTGTTTGACAAGGTTGATGATAAAATGCAACCCGTTGCTGAAACTCTTAAGCGAGGTGGTGAATGATGGTGCGTGCATACACAGAACCGTGGTTTGACATCAAACGCTTTGAATTGCTGGCCCTTGTCCACGAACTGCCGGAGCAAGGCTGGCGGGTTCACGATCAAAACACTGGTGATTTACTCACCACCATTCAAGAGGACGCATTTGCACTATGGGAACAGGTCGTCGGCAAGGTGGGGCGTGCGCCCCGTCCACTGCTGGTGGATTGCCTATACATTTGTGCTAAACTGTCGGGCAACCGTGTCGGTATTAAGGCTGTCAAGCGAGCCACCAAGAAACTGTGGGGCAAGTCCGTTGAGGTCTTGCCGCTTGACCGGAGAAGGGAGATGCGACGCTGGATATGGGGCTACAAAATAGAGATTATGCGCCTTTATCCCGACCAAGCCGCATGGGACGACTTCGTGAGCGCATGGCGTGATAAGACCGTCGATCCAGCATATTTTGACGAAGGAGATGGTGAGGAATGACAGCAGGATTTGAAATTGGCGACCGATGGGCGAACAATCACACTGGTGATGTAGCACGAATGACCCAATGTGAGGTAATCAACATCACCACTGACGAATACCCAAACGGGAAGGGCTTGTATGTCTATACTCTCACCTATGAAGACGATTCGATCTATAAGAGGAACGCTTTGACTCACCATTTCAGTCATGTGTTCCGGTGTGATGAACCGACACTTCTCAAGCACTGGTCGTGCCTTTTGTTTGACTCGCATGAGAGAATAATGGACGACATTATCGCAAAGGAAGAGGAATGAACATGCGTGATACGAACTTTCGCCATATTGCCGCCTGTTGCAGACAGGCATACAATGGTGTGCGAAGGCCAGCCATCGTCGCTGAATCAGCGTTCAAACTCTCCCCTAAACAAATACCCGAACTCATTGACTTCTTCTATGAGGACAGCCGCATTGACAGGAAACTGACCGATGAGGATCTGCGTGAGGTGTTCTATCACCTCACTGACCTTTACCCCGAAGAGGCGGTTGACGACCCCGATATTGTCGCTGAACTTTCAAAATTGGTGAAGACCGATGCGGAAACCACCATGACATTTGGTTTCGCATATCAGCGAATGCAGGATATTCTCAACGCCGACGACAACAGGGTGCGTGCGATGATCATTCGTATAGTCCTCAAGCGTTCCCATCCCCGTGATTCATACTGGTTCATCCTTCGTTTGACACGAACAGCCAACCCCTTCAAGCGAAGGGACATACTCAAGGCTCTCGGTCAATGCTACGGTATGCCGACCCAGCGATTGATGCAAGAGTCAATGTTCTCATCGATCCGTGCTGTCGCCGAGAAGGTGATTGCGGGTGCTGAACTCATCGGTGTCCCAAGCACAGGAAACCCTGTCATTCTCCCACTCCCCCGACGACATCGGGGAGAGGATTTGCCGTTCAACAGCAAAACCGCTGAACTTGAGGTCATTCGTGGCGAACGACTGACGCTACACATGAATGAAACAATTGGCTCGGTTGCCTATGACCCACATGGGGTTGAGGTGCAGGAAATTGACACCACGCAATTGGCGTCCTGCCTTGAGGCCGGTATCTATGTGGTTGAACACACACCGCAAGACGACTTTCCTCTCAAGGTGTGCGACATACTCACGCTTGAAGGAGCCGACGCCCATGAATGGACACGAAGCAAGAGGCGACAATACATTGACGACCATGTTTCAGATCTTCTTGTCAAAGACACCCGTTCAGTGGAGAACATGAGAGCGATAAAGAAACTGTCCCCGAAGAACGGAGTGGTGTTCATACATAACCCCGAATCCAAACTCACATTCACCAGTGCGAACGATGAAGTCGTGCTGTTCAGCACGAAGCACACAGGAGAGATATTCCGTTTAGTGGCTGGTGTGTGGCGACATGAACCCGCACGGGGATTGGTGCTGAACGGCTGGCGTGTTGCCGCCCGTGATGGCATAGATGCCTATTATGAAGTCGGCACTATCACAGCGGAGCCTCACATGGAAAAGAAACTGGCTCGCCTCACCAAAGCAGGGACAGCGGTTGAAGGCTCACGGGTTGACATGAAAGCACCCACATTTGTTGAGGTTGAGATCCACTTCGCTGACTATGACGAGCGAGGAATACACATTCAAGGTGTTATCACGGGTTTAGCACCAAGCGCAGGGCTGTCCGATGTTGTGCCTGTTGAAGAGGTTGAATACTTAGTGGGTGAAGAACATGTTGAGTGAACAGGACATTCTTTTGTTGCTAATTGCTAAGAACGCAAGGTTCCGTATTTCCTCACGCCTCACCACGAAGAACCAAACAGGATATGACATTCGCCCCGAATGCGATCTGTTCGGTCGCAAAACAATACCAGCCGAGGTCACTATATTCCTGCGGGAGAACGGCTTGCCAGCCCAAAACCGCTACACTAAACCCCAACATTTGACACGGCTTATGAGGCTCTTGAAACCGTATCGCCTATTCACAAAAGAACCCGAAGGTTTTTTGGCCGTCTTGCGCCATGTCGGGAGTCTGCCCGAAGCAACAACGCATGAGGACATAGAGAATATATTGGAGGTGCTTGAAAATGAATCTGTTTGAAGACGAGGAACTTATCACGAACGACTGGTTTGAGGTATGCCCGAATGCCTATGACATTATTCTTGATGATCGGAAAATAGGATTGTTTGATGCTTTACGCATGTGGACGAACGACTACGACAGAATCGCTGTGCGAGAGGCACTGAACAAGGTGAAGTCCAGCCCACGATTTATGCTTGACACAATGTTGGCTACATACCCATACGATCCAGCGGTAATGTTTGTTGGTCGTGAATTGTTGATGAAGGAAAACGACGACATTTCACTTTCAATACTTGCTTTGTCAAAGGATGGGACGAGCCAACGGAGAATCAAGTTCCCAAGCAAACGCCCAAAGGCTGTGCCGAACCGCCTACTTGCTGTATTTGGTCTAAGGCCAAGCGAAGCCGAATGGTTTGAACCAATTGTCGCCGTTGAGTCCAATGTTATGGCGGTTCTTCCTCACCTGATCGAGAAGGATTGGGAACACATCATCCATGATAAAGACACGCTATTGAAAAAAGCGGCTGAACAGGACACTGCGGCTATGACCTTATCCCATTGGGGGCTAAACCAATGACACCGAACCTTTTATACCCAAGCCCCTGTTGGCTTGAAACCCACCGAGCGTGATATTATGACACAGTTATGGAAAACCCACCGACCCGACACACTACAAGGAATGGTCGGCCTTGAGCAATTGAAGGCCGATGTTCCGACATGGGTTGTCCACGCTCAAAATAAATACACACTACGCTGTGGTGGAGTCATATTCTTCGGCAAACCGGGAACTGGTAAAACCAGCGGTGGCCGTGCTATCGCTAAGGATCTGCTGGGTGATGCCTTCGCCAATAACTTTCATGTGTTCAACGCCTCCGATGATAGAGGCATTGGGTTTGTTCGTGATAGGCTCAAGAGCCTCGCTGAACAGAAGGCTGTCGGCCACGACTTCAAGGTCATTCTTCTTGATGAGGCCGATGGACTCACCAAAGACGCACAGGACGCTATGCGCCAATTGATTGAGGAAACGGGCACCCATGTGCTTTGGATTCTCACATGCAACCGTATTGGTCGTATTATCCCTGCTCTCCGTTCAAGACTCCCTGCCTATTCCTTCAACCCGTTGGAGATAGGCGATGCCGAAGGTTTCCTCGGTCGTGTGATTGGTGAAGAGAACTTCCCCGATGCGTGGGTTGCGGCTCTCCCGTCGCTTATCACGAAATACAAAGGCGATATGCGGGCTTGTTTGAAAGCCATGCAAACCATCGATCCAACCGATGAGGACGCCCTCATCAATTTGACACTCACTGACTTTGAGCCAGCACAGTCCTATTACAAGGGCATTCTCGCTGGCCCTCACTCCGACTTAATTGACAGTGCGGAATCGCTTGTCAACACGCACGGTATGTCCCGTGATGAAATAATTGAGGGTATGCACCAAGCAATCCTCTCGGCATACAAAGACGATACGGTGGACACCGCTACGGCGATGAAGCACCTTATGATACTGGGACAGTGGGCGGCAAGAAGCCCCGACTGGACAGCCAGTGATCTCCTATTCCTCCATGCTATGACTGGGGATTACAAACAAAGAGGTTGATTATATGAGCGAAAGAGAAATCGGAAACAATTGCATTGATGAAGCGGCTAAAATACTTGGTGTGGGTGCGGAAGAAGCACTTGCCTCATTTGGTTCGTGGATGAACGAAACATTCCCCGACATGTGGGAAGCCAGTGGTGGTTCAGCGCAAGGCTTGGACGACGACGACTACAACGACTTCGCTGACATGTTCGTGTGCGCTAACCGCCCAAGTGGCGGTGGCGGTGGCGGATCTGGCGAAGAATGGGTCGGTATGTTCATCGGATTTGACCGACGCTTTGACTTGATGAAGCGCAAGCGTGAGGCGGCAATTGACATCGCCACTGCTGACCTGTCGGGTGCAATCAACAACGGTTTCCAATACAACGGCAACAAAGTCGGTATTGGTCGTGCTTTCCGTGCTGACGGTGTTTGGCGAGCCGAACACAGCACTGGGACATTCGTGTCAAAGGACTCGGCTGACGAGAACCCGAACTGGGTTATCCCTCTCAACGAGAAACTTTCAATCTGTATGCTCAAGGCTGACAACACCCCACAGCGTGCTACGGCCATGAAGTCCATTTGGGCGTTCAATGGGAACTCCAAAGACAAGTTCCTTGAAGAAGGCCCAATGCTCATCACTGTTGAGGGTGCCTTTGAAGGTGCTACGCACGACTGGAACCTGTGGCAACCGATCACCGTCAAGGGGAACTTTGACCCCGAAGGCTACAACGGGGCTGGCCCAACACTCTCCATCAGCAACACCAGTGCGACCTATGGTTTGGACTGGGTGCCCGAAGGAAAGAAGCGGGACACTGCAACCAACCTCTTCAAGCCGGAACAATACCTCACCACTACTGGCGACGCCGCAGTGAATGTGAAGGATTTGCTCTCACACCACCTTGACAACCGCCGTGAGTCATACACTGACCGCAACGGTGTCCAACGCTATGACGGCCCAATGGTCTGCATCGTTGGTGGTGTTATGGACATCAACCACGAAGGCCGTGAGTCCCAATGGGATCCAACAGGCCGTGATTACTGGTTGTCTATCAGCACTCAAGTTCTCCGCCGTGAAAACCCCAACGCCCGTATCGGCATTGGTGTGTCGGGAACGGTAAAGGAAAACCACAACGCTCTCTCCGTCCTCAAGGCGGGCGAATGGCTCCCATTCGCAAAGGGTTCCCGTGTTTGGGTTGTCGGTCGCACCGAGTCTTACACCAACCAAGACGGCGATGAAGTCGTCAAGGTGCAAGCACACGGTATCTATGCCGTCCCTCACAAGTCAATTCCTGCAAAGAAGCCAAGTGCGTCCAGCAACGATTTGGGCAACCTTGACGGTTTCAGTGCCGGAGGTGATTACTGATGGGAACAGGATTCTTAGACGGCTTCAAGGAAAAGAAGGGCAATTACGAACCACCGACCAAGAAGGCTGGCGGATCTAAGAAGACCCCAGCACCAAAACCTGCACCGAAGAAGGAAATGAAAGACATTCCTATTGAGGCACTGGTTGATGAAGCACCTGTTGTTCAACACGAAGAACCGGAGATGGAGGAACCTGTTGATGAGGCACCTCCCGCACCTGCTCCAAAGAAGGCCAAGAAGCCTTCTCCACCGGCCACCGCAAACCACCTGTCAAGAGTCAACCCGACAATTGCTAACATGATTCGCAACGCTCGTCGTGTTATCAAGGCACCACCCGCATTCGTTATGTGTGGTATCGCAGGGGCACCAAAGACCGGCAAGACTGGTATGGTGCTTGACAGCCTCACTCCACAAGAAGTCAAAAACGGTGCCGAGATTTGGCACTTGGACTTCGATCTCGGTGGGGAAACTACGAAGGCGGCTCACCACGCTGACAAGGCTGAAAACCTCGTCGTTCTCAATCCGTGGGTATTCAATTATGGTGACAGTCGTGTCCCATACGATTTCCCAGCAACATTTCAACAAACTGTGGACATCCTCAAGACCGCACAGGCTCAAATGGAGGCACAGAATGAATACTTCGCTGAACACGGCAAGATGCCAAAACCATACCTCAAGACTGTGGTGTTTGATGGAGCCGACCATTGGCTACATATCACTGAAACCTGCATGAAGGTTGATGATTTGGATCTTGGTGTTGACGGTATCGCTGTTTCGGGCAAGAAGGCCACCACTCAAATTGGCCGCTTCAATTGGAACATTCGTGCTACTCGCTATCAAACGGCTATGGTCGCTCTCCGTGAACTATGTCGTGGTGGCGTTCACTGCTATGTCATTACCCACATGAAACCGGGCTACGACTCGTCGGGCAACGAACTTGCTGGGCAAGACACCCCGAAGTGGCTCAAGGGCACAGAAGGGCACCTGCAACAAGTCATTCACACTGAACTTGAAGAGGAACGCAACGAATCCGGTGAACTCACTGGTGTTGTCCGTGGCTACGCTGTGATTATCGCTGACCGCACTTCACTCCAAGCGTCGGGTCGTGTCCTGCTCTTTGAGAGGAACGACGACGGTGGTGTTTGGCATGGATGGCCTAAGATCTCCGCTGGCGACTTCAATGTCCCAAGAGGTGATGCTTGATGGTCGGCTTCCGTATGCTTCAACACAACCTGCTGGGTTTCCTCAAGGGCTTTGAGGGCATGGATGATTTGGTCGTCAATGTCAGTGAAGAAGGCTTGGGTTCCGCAGGAACTCTTGACAAAGCGTATTTCATTCAACGGCACACTTCTTTCCGTGAAGGAGAGGGATGTGTTGACGCTGGGTCAATTGCGCTCGGCCAATTATCCACCTTCACTTCACTCATCAAGGAATGTGGCATTGGAAACGAAGAAGTGAAAATTGTTCTTCACGACGATGGCAAGATCCATGTCGCTGGCTCAAGCACTTCCTTCACTATGCCGTCGGTCAATTCGGCCTCTTCACAGGCTGGCGTTGAACAAGTCGTGAAACTGATTGATGATTCAAGAGCCAACGACTTCAACAAGTTCGGTTCGGGTGAACTGACCTTCGCTCAATCGTTTGAAGGACAGCGTTTTCAACAAATGCGAAACACTGGGAAATCCATACAGAACGGTGCGCTATTCTGTCTTGAATCAAATGTCGCTGGGCTGACCCTTAGCGTCAAGCGTGATTCAATCCGCATGGAATCAACACTTGAACCATTGACAAACAACCTCGCTGATGAAAGCGAAGGTGTTCTCAATTGGTTTGGAAAGTGGCTAATGGACGCTCTCAAGGCTATGCCGGGGAATGGGACTGTCTATTTGCACGGAGGCAACGACAGCCCCTTGCTCATTCGCCACGAATCACCCGACGGTGATTTTGGAACAACAGCCGTTATCGCTCCCCGCCAAGAAGAAGGCGGGGCATCGGCGTGATTATCCAAACATACGAAACCGATGATTCGGAGTGCCCTTCGATCTATTTGCGATACCGTGATGAAAACGGTGTGGTGATGGAGGCTCACGATGGGACATTCCGACCATACTTCTATGTGGCCGCTGACAGCGATACACCACGAATCACCGAGTTATTTGACGAACGGTTCGTTGGCTGGTATGCTGGTGAAAGGACGGCCAAATCTTTGGACGGCAGGGAATTGATTTCAATTGTCGCACCGAGTCCGAAAGATGTCAAACCTATGCGAGAACTTTGCGACGAAACATGGGAGGCTGACATTCACTTCCCCGACAGGTATGCTATTGACAGCATTGATCCGCAGGATATTCCCGACTGGTTCCCGAACATGGTTCGGGCTGGTGGCTTTGACCTTGAATGGAACGAGCAAGGAGAACTCACTGCTATGGGCTTCACCACGAACGGTGAGGTTGTCCAGCAGTGGTCTTGGCATCCAACCTATGAGGGTGTCCTCAACCCATACCGTTCCGAGAAGGAAATGCTTGAAGCATTTGCATTGGCGTTTGAGGAATTAGATCCCGACCTTATCACCACATGGTCGGGCAACCGTGCCGACTGGCCTAAAATGTATGAACGCTACAAACACCATGACATTGGCTTTGACTGGATGTCGCCTCTCTCGGAGTTCAGCACTTCACCACCAATGATCCACCTCCCACGCAGTGGAGTCTATGACGACGGGACTCAAGTGATACCCGGTCGCATGACCGTTGACCTCGCTGACAGGAACCACGGCTTTGAGCGTGTGTGGCGGGACGCAGGAAACGGTCAATTGTCCGACCGACGACTGGGTGCTGTTGGCAAGGTGGCGTTCCCCGATAACCCCGAATTATGGAAGATAGACACCAAAGGAATATCACATCACGACCTTTGGCTCAACCATTTTGAGGATTTCCTGCACTATCACCGTGCTGATGTTTTACTCACAGATCGCCTTGACAGGGAATATCATGTCACCCGATTCTTCATGGCTTTACAACGAGTCTGTGGCGTATCGTTTGGTTCTGTATTTACAGTGAGCCGCTTCGCAAGAGGATTGCTACGCCGAAGGGCGACATGGGCGGCACCCACAGGGACATACAAGAAGGGAACTGGCGATTCATACGGCGGTGGCTTTGTAGCCGAGCCGAAAACAGGCCGACATAACAATGTCGCTGTCTTTGACTATCGTGCCATGTATGCCGAGATTCAGCGGGCTGACAACATCAGTCCCGAAATGCTTCGGCACGAAGCAGGGGAGAATACCCGTGCGGTCGGCAACGGCACACATTGGAGTCAAGAGAGGGTTGGGGTATTGCCCCAACTGCAAATGGATCTGGCCGATGCTCGCAACGAAGCGAAGGCCGAGATGAAGAAGCACGAACCGGGTTCATCGGAATACGCTGGCTTCAACACACTGCAATTAGCCTTCAAGCGTGCCGCCGCCAGCGTATATGGCCTCATGGGACACACAGGTCATGGTGAAGCACACAGAACTGTTGCCGCTACTATCACCTATGTTGGTCGATCACTGGTTTCACGCCTCATGGATGTGTGCGAAGAGATGGGCTATGAGCCATTGGCCGGACACACCGACAGCGCATACATCGGAATCGGCGACAACGACGGCCATGAGATAGCCGATGCCTTAACACGAACGATACAGAAAGAGTTCAACAGCGAGCGATTCGTGGTGGAGTATGAGAAACTGATGAAGTCATGGGTTGCCGCCAAGAAGAACAGGAACTTCGGCTGGGTGATATGGCCGAAGCAGGGACTACACTGCACTGGCTTTGAGATGAAGAAGTCCAATGCCGCACAGATCACCAAACGCATTCAAGAAGTGGCCTTTGAGGCCGTTTGCCGTGAGGACGCCAGTGAAGACGACATTCGGGATTTGGTGAACACATGGATTTCCGGCGTGCGAACTGTGGTGAAGCGTGAGGCTCTTGTTATGCGCTCTCGCTTAGGCAAGAAGCCGGAAAAATACGGACAGCAGGGTGGGTTTCAAGGAGCCGCTAAGGCATACAACCGACTGAACCCCGACAACCGATTTGAGAAGGGCGATGGTGTCCCCCACACATACACTACAAAGGGGATCGAAGCATACCGAACCCCCGAAGAACTTGAAGAATTAGACATAGATTTCACGGCTGTGATAGAAAAGCAAATTATAGCCCCCGTTTCCCTCATCTTTGAGGCGATGGGTTGGCGACAGCCGACGGCAGATGGCTCAAAGCCTCAAGAGTGGTGGTAAAACATGGAAGAGAAACAGGATATTGCGATGGTGTCGTTCAGCGGCGGAAAGGATTCAACGGCTATGTTATTGAGGATGCTTGAACTGGACGATCCAAACTATCCGATTCACCGCATTGTATTCGCTGACACTGGTTTTGAGTTCCCCGAACTTTACGACTACATCAAGCATGTTGAAAAATACATTCAAGAAAAATACCCCGAAAAAGGATTGCACATTGAACATGTGTTCTCAAAGAAGTCATGGAACGAGTGGTTCTATGGCAAGGTGACGAGGGGCAAAAACGAAGGAAATGTTCGTGGGGCACCCCTCATCGTTTATCCTTGCTACTGGGCGAGAGAAGCCAAACTCTATCCTCTTCAACGGGCGACTAAGGAATGCACGATCAAGTATGTCGGTATCGCCATAGACGAGAAGAGGCGTGTGTCAAAGACCGCAAAGGAGGACGGCATTCGTTATCCTCTCATTGAGTGGGGCTGGACAGAAGAAGACGCTTTCAAATACCTTGACAAACTTGACATGGTGAACCCATTGTATGTCAATTTTCAACGCTTGGGGTGCTTTCACTGCATCAAACAACCCACTTCATCGTGGTATGTTCTATGGAAAAAATATCCAGATCTATGGGCGCAAGCCAAGCACTGGGACGAGGAAAGCCGAAAGGTTTCCCCAATGAAGCACGGGATGAACCAATACAACACCCTTGCTGAAATGGAACAGAAGTTCGCCGATGGATTCGTGCCCGAAGGCCGACGGCCATTTGAATGCAATTCCTGTGATGCGGTGAGCATTTACCACGACGATCAACAGGGTATTGTTGAAATGTGGGGAGGGGAAGAGGAACTACACAGCGACGATGCCATGTCATGCGAAATCAATGACCCCGGAAACAAGTCAGTCCTTGAGCAATTTGAATGGGTCAAGAAAGACGAACAGCCCGAACCAAAGGAGTGGTGGTGAATGATTACCCATAAGCCACCACGCCCATACCCTGTGCCGAACCATGAGGACTTGTTCTCATGTTATGATTGGCACCCCGGTATGCCCGACAACATCATTCTCCGTATGAGCAAGTCCTCGCTGGGCGAGTCCACCTTTTGCGCTCAACAATACGGCCTAAAACGAATCGTTGGTATGAAGGAACCACAGAACGACAACATGCTACGGGGCACCAATGTCCACGACGCTGTTGAAGGATTCTATGACAGGGTGGATATTGAAAAGGCAAGTGCCGAAACTGACCTTGATGGCTATTTCCGTGAGTGCTTCCCCACTTCAAAGGAAATCCGTTCGGCACAGGATTCGTTCTTTTTGGATGAAGATCTGCACATTGACCGTTTCCGTGTGAAGGAGATTGACCGCTTCAACAACAGCGACCCCGAACACTTCCTGCCGACTGGCAACGAGATGGAGATTGATTGCGTGGTTGAAATTAAGGTTGACGGACAACCCCAACGCATACATATCAACGGTTTTATTGACCGCATTTACACTAACCCCGACGGGACACTACACATTCACGAACTCAAGACAGGTGCTTGGAAAGAAGCCAAATACAAATACGAGGCTATGAGAAAGGAAATGGCGTTTTATGTGTGGGCGTTGCGAAAGGCTGACCCTTCGGCACAAATCACCCACTGGGGGTGGGATCACACTAAGGGTGTCAAGGGCACCGATACCGAAGACGCTGAAATGTTCCGCTTGGTGGAGGCAGTTCGTGTCAAAGAACTGGGCTTGATGATGGCTGATATGCAAAACCTCGTCCGTATGCACCGACGCTACAAGGGCGACGGCGACATCAGCATGTTCCCACTTATTGCACCCGGTCGCCAATACTCAATTTGCGACCCGTGGTGCGCTCTCAAAGAGTTCTGTCCTCGTTATCAAACACACTTGGAGTGAGCAATATGACACGAAGCACAGAACTAATACACGGAGATTGTATCGCTATACTTGAGAAAATGGAGGATAACAGCGTTGACTCAATCGTCACCGATCCACCATACGGACTGTCCTTCATGGGCAAGAAGTGGGACTACGATGTGCCTTCGGTTGAGATGTGGAAAGAGGCTTTCCGAGTATTGAAACCGGGAGGATATTTGCTATCATTTGCTGGTTCTCGCACATATCACCGCATGGCCGTGAACATAGAGGACGCTGGCTTTGAAATCCGTGATCAAATCATGTGGGTCTATGGGTCGGGCTTCCCAAAAAGTCAGTCCGTCAGTAAGAACATTGACAAAAAAGCGGGTCGCTATGTTGAGGGAGAAGTCCTCCCTTCATCACGAACAGTGAAAGGGCCATTGGGATTTCAAATGAAAGAGAAAACAGCGGAGAACCCACAAACCGACGAAGCGAAAAAATGGGAGGGGTGGGGTTCATCCCTCAAACCTGCCCATGAGCCTATCGTGGTCGCCCGCAAGCCCCTTATCGGCACTATCGTTGAGAATGTGCTTGAGCATGGCACAGGCGGTTTGAACATTGACGGTTGCCGAATAGCCACCAACGAGAAATTATCCATTGGTAGCAACAACAGGGAGAATGCCGTTGTCAATTTTGGCATGAAAGACAACAAAGAAGCACAGGATCAACACGCTTTAGGGAGATTCCCCGCCAATTTCATTCACGATGGCTCGGATGAAGTCGTGAACCTGTTCCCTCAATCCAATGGTGGTGCGTTCCCAAAGAAGTCCAATGTGGCTATGGGTGAACATTACGAAGGGGGATGGGGGAATGTGGACAACGGGGTTCGCACCGAGATGGGAAATGGTTCAGCCGCCCGATTCTTTTACTGCGCTAAAGCGAGCAAAGCGGAAAAGGACTTTGGTTTGGAAGACAAAGAACCGCAACTTGTTGCGTGGAGCAATCAAGCAAAAGCCGAATTGAAGCGTGGGAGTGAGGATTTCAAGCACGAAAACGACGAAGCGAAGCCTTCGTCTTTACACAACAAAGTTGAATACCGAAAAAACATACACCCAACGGTTAAGCCCGTTAATTTGATGAAATACCTATGCCGACTCGTCACGCCTCCCAACGGAGTCGTCTTAGATCCGTTCATGGGGAGTGGAACTACTGGTATTGCGGCGAATGTGGAGGGCTTCAATTTCATTGGCATTGAGCGTGAAGAAGAATACATCGGCATCGCTCGCCATCGGATTTCACATTGGGTTGAAATAGAGGAACAAAAAGTGCGTGTCCTTCGGGCGCAAAGGTCGCTCTTTGAATGGTGAGTATTATGACACGAAGCACCCACATGTTCCGACATTTTCCCCGTGAGGTGGATATGCGAAAGCGGAAAGTGGTGCATAACATGGACGAACTGCAACGCTATGTCGCCGCCACGAACGGTGCTGACAACCTCACCACTACGGTCTATGGTTTCCGTCAATTAAAGACGAAAGGGAACCGTGGTGAATACAACACGGCTGTGATCCCACACTTCGTCATTGACATGGACTATGAACGAGCCATGAAAGAGAGTGTATCAGCCGCCCAAGCGGGCGACAGGTGCTTCAAAGAAGTCTATGCGCTTCATCAGCACCTTGTGTCAAACGACTGGCGGCACGCTATGTGGTTCACCGGAGGCGGTGTTCATATTTGGGTCAGCCTTGACAAAACATACGAACCGACTTCAATTGAACTCGGTGACTTCTTGCTCACTGGTCGTAAAATGATTGACGGCTGGGTTAAGAAGTGGGACTTGTCCACTCTCGATCCAGTGGTTTCATTCCGACCCGACAGGCACATTCGCATTCCTAACACATACAATTTCAAACGGGGGCTATGGGGTATGCCGCTGACAACCGAAGACCTTGAAGCAGGTTGGCCGTCAGTCATAGCCAAAGCCGACGAGCCTCATGGGGGCATGAAGCCATACGGCACGAAAGGTATGGTTATCAAGACCAAGAAGCGAGATCCCGATGCACCATTTGAGGCTGACCCTGTGGATGTGGACATGAAGAAGGTCGGCAACCTCACTATCCTCCCCTGCTTGGCGTCAGCCGCCTGTGAAAAGGGGAGCAACCCTACTCACGAAGCGAGAGTGTATCTTGCCATGTATTTGCAGGACAGGCTACGCTCCTTCGCAAGACCCCCTCGTTCATCGCCAACCACCAACCGTAGCATCAAAGACACCATCGTGTCGTTCATTCGGGACTTGGATTGGTCGGACTACAAAGAGGACATCACCGTATCATACATCAACCATAATGTGGATCGCTACTACAAATCACCATCGTGCCGAACCCTTCACCAAAAGGGGTATTGTATCGGTCGTTGCCCGTTCTATGACAGGAGTGGCGGAGTATGAATTATCCAATTAGAAAATCAATTTTTCAATTGGAAAATGTCAAAACAGAATCCAATTGGAAATACGAAAATGGAGAGGAATGAGATGCGATTAACAACAAGGCTATGTGCCGACAGAAAATGTAAAAACTTAGCAAGAGCCGGATTCCGCAAGTGCCCATCGTGCATAAGCGGAAAGGTGATTAAAGATCTAACTGGGGAAGAGGAATGAAGCCGGAGTGGAATTGGATGAGCGACGAAAAAGACATTGAAAAAATACGAGCAAAAAAAGTGGCCGAGATGCAAGCAAAAGTGAAAGGCATGGAGAAGGATTTTGAAGAAGTCCAAGCCATGCAAAACCAATTCACTTGGAAGGACTTCGGGTTTGAAGAACCCGACTGGGGATTCCGTTTGAGTGAAACTATGGAGGGTGCCTTTGAAGTATGCCAACAAGGCCAAATAGTCGCTATGACGGCAGACCCAAAATGGGCCTTACTCGTCACCGACCTGCTCAACCGGGCACGGCTGGAAGAACTAATCATGTCAAAGCAAAATACAGGTGCCGAGGGTGCGCCAAAGGAGTGAAAACCGTGCATCCAATACACCGTCTTTGCCACCGCTGTTTCACTGCACTGCGAAAGCGACATCCCGAAGTATTGAAAGGTGATTGAATGGTTGAAAAAATCCTATACATTGACAATCGTGAACGATCTGGCCTTGAAGAAGCCGTCAAAAAACAAGCCGACAAGGCAAAAATCAAGTGGGAACTTAACCAAAACTTGATCACGGACTACTGCTACGGTCAAATCGGCATTGAGGCTAAGAGTATTGCCGACTACATGCAATCCCTCCAAAGTGGACACCTTGCTCACCAATTGGAGAACATGGATGAGAACTACAACCGCATGATATTGGTTATTCATGGCAAACTGGACGCCTATGTGGCAAGCCTCAAGCGAAGAGGCAACAGGACACCATACGCCCGCATTCAAGCGCAGTTCTTAGGTTCATTGTCAAGACTTGATGTTGACTTTGACTTAACAATCATGCAATTCCCTACTCCCTCCGCCGCCGCCTACTGGATCGTGAAACGATGTGAAAAGGACGGCACTCTTGGGAGCATTAGCACATACCGCACACTCCGTCGCACCTCAAGCGAGGATATACGGATTGACGGACTCCGTGGTATCGGATGTAGTGAGGCTATCGCAAAGCGTTTGCTGTCTTCTTTCGGGTCAATCGCTGAAATTGCTGGGGCTTCTGTGAAAGAACTGATGAAACTTGAAGGCATTGGCAAAGTCCGTGCTAAGTCCATTGTTGAGGCACTAAACAGCGAGTCGGCTGTGGTGAAAGAGAGAGTCAAAATTACCAATGCCTAAGTCTTGATATAGGGGATAATGATAGGGACAATTCCAACGGAGGCAAAAGCATGACAGTATCAATTAACAGCGACATGAACGACATGATGGCGCAACAGCGACAGTGGGATGATTATGCCGTCGTCAGCAGTGACAACGATGGATCAGCGTTCATTCGTGGCTACATTGAACGGTTTAACACTGTGTCATTCTTCAATGAATACGCTGGTTTGTTGTCCTTCTTTTTCGTCATGGGACAGTTATGTGCCCCATACATGAGAGTCCCTATACACGGCACCTACATTGACTGTCGTGTTCACACCTATTGGATTCAACAATCAAGAACAGGAAAGTCCATCGCATGGGAGTTCACTGATCGGTTGCTTGAGGCATGTGGCATTGAGAGCGACACCTTCACAGCAGGGTCGGACGCTAAACTCATCGGAACAGTCCAACAAACGCCCGTAGTGGACGACAATGGGCGTCCAACGGGTGAAGTCAACCACATTACCGTTCCCGGCCTTCTAAACGGCTACAAGACGCTTCTCTTTGACGAAGCGTCCATCCTACTCAACGACTCCAAAGCCCACTTCTCCGACAAAATCCTATACCTCCAACAAGCGATGGCTCCATTGGGGTCAAGAACTAACATCCTCGTAAAGCACCTTGTTGGTGGCGATGTGAGGACTCCATCGGGGGTATCACTTTGGATGACAACCTATCCACCAAAGGACATCATGGCGCATGTGCTGGACAAAGGTTTCTTTCAGCGTGTGTTCCTGTTTCAAAACGACATCACCAGTGAACAGCGACAAACCACCAGCGAACATCGTGTCGGTGGTGCATACATGCGAACTGACGAGCGAATCATGGACTACGGGACACTCGCTGAATACTTGCAGGGTTCCGTCGATCTGATGAAGAACCGTCTGTTTGACGCTATGGGCATAACATGGGAAACTGTGGAGATTCGCAACGAAGATGGGGAAATAGAAGAACGCCGCATAGAGCGTGATGAAGTGTGGAGGCGCATTCCCGAAGGGGAAAGGGAACAAGCCGCTATGCGCCACGCACACGACATATTCACTGTATCGGCTGGTTATCACCCAGCATTACTCAATGCGGTGGACGACTACTACGGGCTGGTGAACAATATAGCCAGCGAGGCCGTGAGAGAAACAGCCTTGTCGTTCCTCCCAAACATTGAGAACTACACCATGATTTTCGCAAACTTGATTGCCGTTCTCATGCGTGAAGATCAAATCACAGAAGACCACATTATGATGGCAAGTGAAATCATTTTTGACAACCTACATAACCTCACCATTTGGCTTGAACAGAAGGAGTCCGTCAAGGATAAGAAGAAGGTCACTGCGGAGCGTGCTTCATGGACAAAGGCGGCAAGCATGTGCAAGAAATATACCAGCGAAAAAGACGGCGTTGAGCGTGTTATGCAATCAGATCTGCTCAAGGTCTATGCGGCTCAACAGTCCGTTGCCGACATCACTGCTGAACGCCGATTTAAGGCATTAAGGAAAGGCGGGCAGGTTGAAATCGTTAAGCAAGGAAAGGGCGGCAGGAATTATGTCGCCTTCAAATGGGGTGCTTGAGTATGATGGGAATTGCCGTGTTGTTTGACACAGCCCTTGAGGATGATGGATGGCGGGGTGAACTGAAACCCCTGCTAATCGCCACATGGGATGGGCAAAAGGCCATCGTTTATACCGACATTTCAATGAGTGAAAAATCCCTCAAGGTTGAATTGAGGGACATTGAATCCTTTGATTATGACATACTTAATGAAGCGGTCGGCCATAACCTGCACGGCAAGTTCCGTGAGGGCACCTTTGATGTGTTGAGAGCCGTAAAAAAGGCCAGTGCCCCTGTTCTCCAAAACGAAGGCAAGCGGTTTGACTTGTATGATCTTGCTCGCTGGAACGGGGTGCGTAGCCTCCCTGTTGAACTGATTTCACGAATGAGGAAAGGTGTTTCATGGATGAAAGGTCAGCACATAAACTGTGCAAGGTGGGCCATTGAAGACGCTATGATGTGCTATGATCTGTATCATGCTGTGAAAAAGAACAAGCGAGTTCGTTTCCTTGACACGAAAACCGGAAAGAAGCCTTATGCCGATGTTTCGTGGCCTATCACTGACGAAGAGGAATGAGCATGGGTAAATGGTGGGAATGTCGCTCCGGCGGGTGTTTTGGCACGGACGGTGAGAATCATAAAATGTTCACCAGTGCTATGCGAAAGCCTTGTTGTAAAATGTGTGGTCGCAAAGTCCAAATGTATTTGATGGAACCTCAACCACCCGACCCCGATAAAGCGGAAAAGCCACATCGTTTCAACGATTTGATGGATCAGTGGATTCGCCAATACCGCAAATAATCAATACAATTTGGTTTGGGTGCTTCGTGCTAAACCGGGTATCGGCCCTTCAATCCCTTTCAATCCGAACATCTCCACCTGTGGGAAATTGTTTGCTTTCGGTGAGCGTAGCCACGGGAAAATAGTGTAGCCGGAATCTATGACATCCTTGATGTATTGTTCAAGGGGCTGATGTTGATCCTTCGCATACATGTAATTGGATAGGATGGATGGGCCTTCGTGTTCACGACCCATTTGCAGGATTTTTCTTTGGAAATCGTCGTATGTTCTTCCTTGACGCTGTAATGAGGTCGCCCCATAATCCATATCACGGCCAATATACGGCGGATCTAGATACAACAAATCAGTCGGTCGCAACAATTCGTGGAGGTCAAAAGCGTCGCCGTGTCGGATGTCCACCCCTTTGTAGCGTGGAGCATAGGAGTTAAGGTTGATTGAACCAGCATGGTGAGGGAAAGCCCGCCAATTGCCAACCTTTTTGCGTTCAGCGTCAGTCAGTCCAGCCGCATTCGCCCTGTCTTTGAGAGTCTTGCCTTGTTGTTGTTCTGTCAATTGGAATAGACGCTCAACCTCTTCGTTGTTATCACGCCAAGACTGATAGGGAACACGGCCTTCTGTATAAGGGACAGCGTAGTCCCCATCAAACCCTCCCATCGGCACCGTTTTGCCCTTCTCGTTGACTTCTGTGCGCCCAGCCCAGTCCACCCCTCGCCAATCAGTTCGGTAAGAAGACAGGTTGTTGCCCACAAACAGCCGAGCAAGGTCAGTGAGTTCTTGTTGCGAAAGTTCTTCGCCGTCAACATCCCTTCTTTCACGAATAGCGTTCATAGCGTCAATGGCTGTGTTATGAGCCTCTTGGGATTGAGGAATTGCTACATCACCCAAACCTCTCTTTGCCTGTTGGTGAACATTCACGATGTCGGGGTTCATGTCATTCATCAACCCCGTTCCCCGATTCATACCCAACACGAAAGACCCACTTCCCGTCATTGGCTCCACTGGTCGTTCCCAATCGCCCAAATGCCGAGCCATCGCACGGAACTTTGGCATTTCGCTCGTTTTTCCGCCCTCCCAATTGATGAAGGTTGAGAGCATGTTGTTCTCGGAATCGGTGAATCCCGGCATAGCGTCAAAAATAGGTTGATGGTCTATGCCCGCCAAACGAGCATCCCTCATGGCCTTGAACGGTTTCCCTATGCGCCCCTTTGCTTGAAACGGTGGTTCGGGCAAAGGGTTGGCTTCTTTGTCTTGGTTAAACATGCGAAGGGCTTCAACCACCATAGGATCCATTTCGTCAATATCCTCAAAATACTGACCGTTGAAAACAATGCCCTTCATGATCGACCACGCTTGATCGAATGCTTCGGGGCTATTTAACAAACGCTTCACCTCAAATGCTGACGGGACATTGAAGCGATAATTGCTTGGCGTTCAGCCTCTTCGTCACCGTCGTTTTCGGGTGGTATTTGGACAAGGTTGAATACCTCATAAATCAAAAAAATACACACCACTGTTATTATCGCAAATGTCAAACTCCAAATCATCATCTATCCCTCGTTGGTCGCTGTCCACCTGCACCTAAAGAGCGACGCATTTTAGGTCTTGCGCCCGAACCACTCCCACGCTTCTTAGATCGCTTGTATCTGTTGGCCGTTCGCTTAGATTTGTTTTTGCGGGAAACTCCCCACGCCCTTCTTTTAGCCTGTCGTTCAGCACGACCAGCCAAAGGGTTCTTTGAATATCCTTGAAACTTTCCTTTCAAGACGCCGAATCCGACATCTGCGGCACGGGCTTCAACCTCGGTCGTGCGTGCCGCCATAGTTCACCGCACGCAGGACATTCCCATAAAAATATCCTTTCTCGGCTCCCTGCATAGAAGCCATTGATGCGTAAAGCAAGAACGCCGTCGCCACAGCCGGGACAATCCTGCGTGACCTTAGCACGGTATTTGTTCCTCGATCCGAGCAAGTCCAAACTGCCCATCTCAATACCCCGCATGAGTGTATGTGATTTCAGCCGAACCCGGCACCGCCGCCACCGCCGTGACGCTCACAACCTTGCCGCTGACAGTGTAGTGAACATTTTCCACCCAAGCCTTCGTGCTTGACCCGTCGGCGTTTGTCCACAAAATACTGATTAAATGAGTGTTGGCCGCACCTGTGGCACTGGCGAGGGGTGTGCAAGCGAGAGCCGTTAAAGCCCCAGCCCCACCACCGACCGATAGGATTTGCTTTTCAATTCTGTGAACAGGAGTGATTTGATACGAACCACCAGCACCAGCACCGACCGCAATATCCGATTGATAAAAGAGGTGGGTTTGTCCTGCACCATGTGGTAAAGCAAGGGCTGGTTGATGTCCAAGTGGATCTCTCGCATAAAACACACCAAGTCCGGTTTCGGGCAAGGTTCCTGCCGTCAAGGAGGGGCTGGTGCCGTAGTCGTTAATTGGGTCTGTGGGTGTCCCGTCCGATTTAACCAAAGTAGTCAAAGGCATAGGGCCACCACGAATGAACATGCGCTTGTCTTCAATCGCCGCTACATTCAACGGGCTGGCGTATGTGATTCTCATAGCCGCTAAAACGACCGATTGCTTCACTAAGTGTGAATAAGGCATTTGAGGATAAAGACCAGTGGTGACATCCACAATAGGCCCACAAACAAGACCGATGTTGTTTGTCCCATTCAATTCGGGATCAACAATGACAAGAACCCAACACTCTTGATTTGAGCCACTTGGCAAAACCATACC